GTGGATAACACTTCTTTTTCCTCCTTCAGATTGAATAAAGTTAGGATAAAAAGGTATCAACACGCTTTGGTCTTTATATTGTATGTAGTCGTCCCAATTAGGGTGTATGATTACATTCTCCTTATCCTTTGAAATACGGACTGTTGTAGCGTCTATATGATACAATGCTACACCTCCTTTATAATGTACTATTTCCATATAGGCATTACCTATTGTATAATAGTCTGTAAACAATTTTCTTAATACATCTCTGAAATCTTCTTCTTTTGCATTACAAGATGATAAATAATCTAATACTTTTTCATCCTCAGACAAGAAGCCACCTCCTGTTGTAAATGCTACTTTCTGTGATAATATAGCCCTGTGAGTAGCAGACTTTCTTCTTAACATAGCTAAGTGTTGAGGTAAGTCGTTAGCTACATTGTCTCCGAAAGGAATATAATCATAAGTTAAATTATGAAGATTCTTTTCTTCAGAGAAGTCAACTTGAGTAGTAAAGTTTAAAACTGCAAACTTAGTGCCTCCAAATGCCTTACTGTTCGTTTTCTTTGATTTCATCCTTTGTAATTTTCTTTACTTCAACAATTTCTATTTCATTAAATCCATTTTCATAAAGCAGTTTCAACTGCTCTTGAGTTATGCCTTCAAGGTAAATTTTCTGTCCTCCTGATTTTCTAAAATAATTTATGTTCTCGGATGCTGATTTCTTAACTCTATAATAAACTGGTGGTCCTGCTGGTTTTCTCTTTTTCTTTGCCATGATATTATTTATTTTGTTTGCTAATTTAGTGTTTTTTTTTGACTTTCCACAATTACATCCCATACATTCGTTATTTTAATAAAAAAGGAGCAAACAGTTGAGCTCTACACCCAAGCATCTGCTCCCCTTTTTCAAAACTATGAACTCTCTAACTAATATCTTAACTACAACTATAAGAGTTATCACCAGCAACCTCAACTGTAACCGTTCCTGTATATTCTCTAGGGTATTCAGCCATCATACCTTTTAGCTTAACAACAGTTTCGTTAGGGTCTTGAAGACCTTGACCAGTGTTTTGCTCTCCACTTAAGAACTCCATGTAAGCTTCCTTAGCGAATATTTCATCATAACCTAATGTGAAGTGATAAGTGTTTGTTCCGTCATCTGCATAACTTTCAACAATAGCAACTAATCCACAAGTGTCTTTTAATTCCTCTAATCTAGCATTTACTGTTGCATTAATTTTAGGAATTGTAAAGCCAAGTTCTGCTTCAACAACAGTAGAACCGTTTTCTTTTGTAGCGTTAGCAGTAAAGTAAGCAGTCTCTCTGTCAAATTCAAACTTATATAATAACTCTGTACCTGCTGCAGTGAAACCAGTAATACTTGAGTAACTATGTGGAGATGCAGTAGTTACTGAATCTATATTTGCTACTTCTCCTAAATATATTGTCTTAATACCACCTCTACGATTTCTGTCGTTACAAGCAATAATATGTCCTTTTGTAAGTAATCCCATTTTCTTTTATTTTTTTATATTATTAAATTAATTTACTATGAGTGAGAATCAGCAGTTACAGTCAACTCATCATTTTTGTAATTTGCTCCAATAACATACTCAAATCTAAATCGGTTATACTTCTCATCTTTATTATACCACATGTCTGCACCACTTACAGAATTGTAATCAGTTGCTACAACAATGTTATTCTTAACAGTTAATACTGATAAGTGTCCGTCAAAATCATCTGCTGCAGTATTCAATGATGGAGCAGTGTTTGCTGCATCTGCTGCAATAACTGTGTCCCATAATCCCATTTCTACAATCGGCACACCTTGGTATGCTAAGTTTTTAGTTCCATCAGTCATTGAGATGTAAGCTAATTCTTGACCACCTGCAGATAAAGTTGCTCGGTAGTTGTCGCATAATGAACGAGATGCAAAGAAAACTAAGTCTGCTCTGTTTTCTAAACCTTCATCTGGCATAGCGTCTAACTGTGCTTGGAAAGTATCTTTTGCTTTATCTGTTGCTAATGTACCTGAAGTGATATCAAGTTTTTGTCCTGCAGGAAGTCCTGCTAAACCTTTTAATATACCAGTGTATGCGTTGTAGTCAGCAGAACCTGAAGCTGCATCTCCAAACCATAATTGTCTTTCTAAATCTCTCTTTACTCCTGTTAACATAAGTGTAGCTACAATCTGTTGTAAAACTGTACCTGATATGTCATCTTTGTTAAGACCTAATCTTAACACTTCTCCTTTTACAGAGTTCCAGAATGCTCCACCTGCTTGTTCTACTTCTGCTTCCATTCTTGCTACAGAGATAGTTCTCTGAGTGTAAGATGCTGAACCTGTTGCTGCTGAGAAACCTGAAGCTTCTGCTTTAGTAATTTTCTCATAACTTCCAAACTTGTCTAGTTTCTGTGAACTTGTTACTCCTGTCAATATCTCAAAGTAGTCTAATGCTGAATTTCCTACAAACAAAGGTTGCATGAAATATTTTTGTGCATCTTCTTTAGTGTACGACAGTGCGTGTGTAATTAAATTTGCCATTTTCTTTTTCTTTTTTTACTTATTAATTATTATTTATTTTTTAAAACTAAATGCTGAATCATCACCTAAAATAGTTGCTGCATCTGACCAAGGGTCGTTCTTTTTTGGTTCAGTTACAATAACAGGGTCTTCAGTTTTTTCAACTTCTGAAGGAGTAGCATTGTGCTTATTGATTTCTGTTTCTAAATTTTCCTTTTCTTCAGTTAAAGTTTTTATCGTTTCCTCCATAGTAAGATTCAATCCTTTAATATCCTCTAACTCAGAGTGTATAGAATCAACTTCAGTTATTTTTTCAGAAAGGTCAACTATCTGGTTTTGAATAGATTCTTCATCAATTATTTTAACTTCTTTTGGTTGTTCTGATATGAAAGCTTTAATAGTTTCTTTCAATTCTCCCAACATGTTTGCTAAATTCTCCATACTATCTTCTTTTAAGTTATACTGTTTTTCTACCCATTCAGGTACTTTATTTGTAATTGTATTAAGGTCAAAATGTGCTGCAACTTTAATTGCTTCTGTTACATTATCTATTAGCCCTACATTCTGTGCTTCAGCACTTGTAAACCAAGTTTCTTCATCCATCATTTTGATTACATCCTTTTCTGCCATATCTGTTTTACCTGCATAAATTGAAACCATTTGTGTTTTCATCTTATCAAGTAATTCAGCTCTTTTCTTTAAATCTTTGCTTTCCCCTTGCATTCCTGCACTTGGGTTGTGCAACATAATTAGTGAGTTTTCTGAAGCTGATACAGTATCACCAGCAAGCATAATTATACTAGCCATTGATGCTGCTAATCCTTCAATCTCTACACTAACTTTTCCTTCGTGTTTTAATAAGGCATTATAAATTGCCATTCCTTCAAAGACATCTCCACCAACTGAATTGATTCTAACTACAATGTCTTTCCCTTTTGATTCGTCCAACTGTGCAATAATACTTTTAGCTTCTGAGCCATAAGCACCTATTACATCATATATTAAAATTTCTTCCATAGTCTTTTTTTATTTTTGCTAAAATAGATAATCTTCATACCTTATCTACGAAGTTTTTAACGATAAACATTATTCTTACTTTGAAACTTCTTTTGATATTCATATATAATAGTCTGTATCTGTCTTTCTGATAAGTTATATTCTATACTTATATCCATAAAGGTATGATTCATGTGACCTTCATTCTTTTTCAACTGAACATAAAAGTCGTATATTATTAAATAGTTTCTTACTACTATTGGTTTAATCAAACCATTCTGAGTCAGGTGAAATATTACATCCTTGATGGTAGGGTCGTCCCCAAAGCGTAAGTAAAGTTCTTCACTTACTAAATCACAGTATCTAACAACTTCATCTATATGATTTCTCTTTCCCATATATCAAATAAAATGAAACTCCAAAACTTTATTATAGTATCTCTACATTCCTCACACTCTATCTCACTATCTTTAAAAGATTCCATTGAAAAGTTTTCGTTATAAGCGTGAAACAACTTTGTTATATATTTGGTATGATGCTTTCCATGTTGTGAGAAGTAAGCAGCGTTGTTTTCAAAATAGAGATGTATTTTATCTCTATCCTTGTTGCTAATCTTACTAGCTTCCTGTACTACCACTTCTTCTTCGGACATCTCTTTGCTTTTACCTTAATCACTGATGATATTGGACATTTGCAAATAGAACAACCATCACCATCAAATATAACCCAATACTTATCACTTTTATATTCACAACTATTACATATCTTTAGTCTTTCTTTTCTTTCGTCAATTTTAGTAAATAAATTCCACATAACCAACTACTTTATTTTTTTTTACATGAACACCAACCAAGACAAATAGTGTTTAATGTTAACATTGATAATAAATTGCATAATAATCTTTTCATAATTCTTTTATTTTTTAATTAAAAACTTGCTCTACTTTCTTGTATTCCAACAGTTCGTTGCGTACCAGTAACCTCACTTTCTACCATTACTACCTCTTGACTTGTTAATGACTCTGATATTCTTGCTATATCTGTAGCACTTAACATATCTCTTGTCATAGCTTCTGCTGCTAATTTTTGTGCATTAACAATTCCACCATCAGCAAAAGCAATACCTCCTCCTGCTTGATTAATGGCAGATAATTCATTTCTATACATAGCAGTGGACGCTTTATTAATTATTGCTTCCCCTCCTTCTGCTTCCATTATATGACCTCCTTGTGAGAATTTAATTCCACCAGTAGCGTGACTTGGTCCTGAGAACATACCTCCTCTCTTAAACGAACCTCCCTGTGCTATACCTCCTTTTTCAAACTTAGGTATTATCATTCCTTTTGCTGACTTAACATATTTTGTAGCATCAATAGCTTGAAGTTGCATAGCAGTCATTGCTATCTGTGCAGCAATTAATAGACCAGTCATTATTCCGAAGTCAAGTTTTGGTACATCTGCTGCAATTCTCATAATAGCCATTGCTCCAGATATTATTGCCTGTTGTCTTTGAACTTTCTTGTTTCTATTGAAGGCTTCTTCTTCTATTATAGCTTTCTTATCATCATACTTTTTATCAATGTCCTCCAATGCTTTTCGCTTCTCCTCATCATTCATAGTCTCCCACTTAGCAGACTCTTTAAGCATCTTCTTCTCGTCTTTTCTTTCCTTTTCTAAAACTTTTAATTTCTGATTTGATTCTGCTTCTGCTAGTGCATTATTTGCAGAAATCAATCCACCTATAGCTTGTAAAGATTGCATAGTTGTATCATATACTGCAGCACCTCCATCTTCACCAAACATGTTAGTTAGAAGACTTGCCCTTCCTCCATCATCACTAAGTGAGGAGTTTTGAACATCAGCAATAGCTTCTTTAAGTTTTGCTATCCTTGCAAGTTGGTCTTCGCTTAAGTTAGCATTTGCTTCTGCTTCTAACAGTATCAATCTAATACTTTCTTGTGCCCATTTTACTTTTACTTGACCAGCTTCTTCTTCAACACCCTTTTTCCCCTTCAACATATCCATATTCTTTTTCAGACCTGCTACCTCCTCTGTTTGTTTTGCAATAGCATCCTGTATGGTTTGGGTCTTAACTACTTTAGCTTGTGTAGTTAGTGCAGTAAGTCTAGCAATTTCTTTTTCTAATTTAATATATTCCTCACTTCCCCTATTTTCATCTCTCATTAATCTAGTGAGTTCCTTTTTCTTGAGTGCAATCTGATTAAGAGTGTCCTCTGACATAGCATAAACAGAGGTCTTATCCATCTCTACCTTTGTGTCTTTCTTATTCGTTTGAAGATATTTATTTAATTCTGCAGTGGCTGATGCTATCTTCTCTTGAAGCACTCTTTGTTTTTCACTCATTACAGTAATCTTGTTTGTTGCAGCATGAGTCCCTATTGAGTAATTCATTAATTGTTTGTTAACATTTTCGTACTGTGCTTCTTCTGCTAATGACCTACGCATCCTTTCTTCATACTGCCACCAAATCTCATCACTATCTCTTTTGTTCTGCTCCATCCAATCGTCCTGCATTTGTGTCTTAACACCCTGAAGTCTTGTGTATTCTTTCTCTGCATCATTAAGGACTGTTTGAACATCTCCTCTAAGACCTGTCAGTGTAAATAACTCCTCCTCTAATGCCATCTGTTCTTTTGTTACTTCAAGTAGTTGTTCTTGAGATGCTTGTAGTACAATCTTTGCTTTCAATGCTGCCATAGCACCATTATAAGCACCTTCTAGTTGTTTAGCCATTCCTGCCTCATCAGACATAAACTGTAATGTAGTACCATACTTGTCATTCATGGTATCTATGGCTGCTTGCTTTTGTTGTCTACTAGATGTTTCACTTAATATAGTATCATTAAGTATATTAAGCTTGGCTATTTCAGTATCAAGATGTTCGTCTGCTCTTATTTGTATGTTATCAAGGTTTTCTAGTGTCTTAGTATATCTGTCTTGCTCAGTTGCTGCTGCTTCTGTTGCTTCAGCACTATCCCATAACATAGCTACTGCACCTGCTAATAGCGAAGCAAACAATACATAAGGATTTGCCTTAACTGCTAAGTTTAATGCCTTTTGCTTTATTGTTGCTTGAGTAATTGTGCCGTTCATTACTTTTTGAATAACATTTGCTGCTACTACACCAACTTGATATGTCCCCCAAGCTACTGCTCCTGATTTTAATACTCTACCTATAGTCTGAGCATGTGAGATAAGAGTGGACATTGTGTTTATTACATTAGCAAAGATAGGTTTGAGTTCCTCCCCTAACAAAACCTTTTGAGCAGTCCATTCTGCATTTAATCTTGCTTGTGCTTGTTCTAATGTTTCCTGTTGCATAACTACTGCTTCAGAAAGTGAACTACTTTCACCATAGTCCATATTAACTTGTTGAAGGATAGCGTCATAATCTGCTAACTGAGCAGTACCTAATGCACCTACTCCTGTTAGTGCTTGAACATTTGGTATAAGTTTAGCTAAAGCATCTACATCTTCTTCTGCTGCCTTACTAATCTGTCCCATGATTTTCATAAGACCATCTGCCTGTAATCCACTAGCTCCATACGATATACCTAGTCTATCAAATTCTTTTCTAGCACCCTCTGCTGGTTTCATAAGTGCTGAGATGGTAGCCCTAAGGGTACTTGTTGATATATTGGTGTTTAATCCCTGCTTTGTAAGGACTGCCATAGCTGATAATAGTTCCTGATAGCCTAGCCCTGCTTGTTTTGCAATAGGAGCAACTTGACCTATTGAATTTGAGAGTTCCTCAACAGTAGTCTTACCAAACTTCTGAGCAGTAAAGAAAGCACTTGCTACTTGCTCTGCTTCACTAGCTTCTAACCCGAAGGCATTCAATACTGTAGTAATACCATCCGTTGCAGTAGTCAAATCAGTAACACCACCAACTGCTAATCTTGACGCAGTTTCCAGAAACCCTACTGCATCTGCTGCTGGTACTCCTGCTGATACTGCATCAAATAATGCCTTATTAACATCATCAATCTGCAATCCAAACTCCTTCATTACATCTAATGTTCCTTCTTTTAAGCTAGTACCAAACCTCTCAATATCACCTGTATTCATTAATGAAAGAACATTTGTCAGCCCTTTTTCAAACCTACCAAAGTCTGCACTTACAACAGTTATCACCCTAGATATTGCTTGGAAGGCAACAATAGCACCCCCAACTGCCATACCAATAGAAGCAAACTTGTCTTTCATACCACCTAATGCACTTGTATAGTTTCCTACATTTCTTTGGTTATTTCCTATTGACTGGTCAAAAGACTTTAACTTATCATTGTTAGCTTTATACTCAGCTTTCATTTCCTGCATAGCCTTTGTCTTGGAGTTCATACCTCCTTTAGTGGCTTTCATTGATGTGAGTAGTGCTTTGTTCCTTGCTACTAATGAATTATATGAACCATCTAGCTTCTTAGAAACTGTAGCTTGATTAATTATTGCTTTTGATTCTAAGTTTCTTTCACTTCTTAACTGTTTTAATTGAAGTTTTGTGTTGACTATATTCTTCTGATGAATTTTCTGCATTCCTGCATTCTTCTTCCCAGCATTAGTCATGCTCTTTAACTTCTTCTCGTTATCTGTTATTGCTTTCTCTAACTGATGAAGTTTATCAGTACCTAGTACCTTAATATCTATTATCTTACTTATCTTATCACTCATATCTTATCCTTTTATTACTTTTGTTACAACCTTTCCTGTATCATCTTCTGTAAATAAATCTATTACATTCCCTGACGAGTCATGTGTCACCATACTTGATCCACCACCCGTATCTCCAAAGCTAATAGTACCATCTGAGCCAACAGTCAATATATTTCTCTTGTCTGTTGCAGATGTACCTCCCCCTATAATTAAAATTGCATCATTATCAACCTTGTTATACTGACCTAAAACTATTTGATTTTGCTTATGAGTTGTTAAGTTAGTTCCCAAAACTATACTACCATTGTTATCTGCATACTTATTGTTTCCACGCAAAGCAAGTCCTTGCCCTCTAGCTTTCTTCTTACCTCTACCTGACGAGTATTTTCTTTGCACTCCAGATGATTTTAAACCTTTAGTCTGACCTGAATTTGTAGTTGATTTCTTTATAGAGTCAGTAGCAAGAGACAATTCATCTCCACTTGTTGTAGGTCTTTGCATATCAACAGGACCTTGGTGTGGAGCATCATCTACCTGAAACTGTATAAGTTCTACAAATGTAGGTTCGTCAATATGGGGTTTATAATCTATTACCTTATGAACAATCCAATAAGAATCATTCCCAGCAGTATTATCTGTTATTCTAATTACTTTTCTTAAATCTAATTGAGATATATCTTTCGGAGTCAAGTGTATCTTAACTTTCTTCATTCTAGGAGCTAAACTAAGTCTCTCAATCATTTTCTGCCAAAACTTAGTATAAAGTCCTTTATTATTAAAAGTTGCAACAGCAGATGTAACATCATTATCTGCCCAATCTAAATTTTGAGTCCATCCAATACCTGCATCAATACTGTAATGATAGCTTTGAGCTAAAGGGTAACTACTTTCAATCCAACTAGGACTATTACTACTATAACTACACCAAGCTTGACCATTCCATTCTTTCATTCCTTCATAAGATAAACATCTTAATGTATGTCCTAGTGACCTTTCTGGCTTATCAACTTCCCCTATTGCATCTACCCATTCATCTACTATCAAAGGAATCCAAGGAGCTCCTACAAAGTTGTCACTAAGCTGATAGTCTAATATCATTTTAGTTGGAGCAAATAACTGAACAGGATATTCTTTCTTGTCAGGTAAAAATGAGTCTCCTAATGTCACAAGTAAAGATAGAAAAGGGTTTTCTAATTCTTGTTCTAATTCTGACACATAACCATCAACTGAACCTCCATACTTAAATAAGTTCTCGTTAGAAAGTATATCTGTCATTAAAGTTGTCTTTGCAGGAAGGTTAAACGCTACCTTATCAGACCAGTCTAAAATTGATTTCTTATCATCATCATAAAAGCTATCATAAGGTTCTACATACACAGTCTTTGATGTGTCATCAGTCCACCAATGTAAATTAAACATTTCCGTCATAGCTTGTATCAGTTCTATCTTTTTAATATCACAAGGTAGTTGGTCTATTAATCTAAACTCATCATCTATTGTTGCAACACCACTTCTTTCTATAGTGATAGTTGTTGGTCTAACACCCCAGTTTCCAGTCGTAGGCCATCCAATTATATCCTCGCACTGTGGACTTAAGAAAGACATCTTCTCAGCAAGAGAACTAACTAAACAAGTGTCCCATGCACCTGCTCCAAACCAAGAACCATTTGCCAATTCCCACTTTACATATATTCTATCTCCTGCGTTTAGAGTCATAGCAGTTGCATTTAGGTTAACTTCTCTATATGCATGATATAATGTGTTTGCTGAATTATTTGGGGACATAACTGCAGTTCCGTCATCTATTATATTTTCTACTCCCCCTTGATTATGTATAAGAGTAGCTACTACATCTGCTTCTGGGCATGTTATAAAAGATAATTCAACTGTTATATCATACATAGTAGTCAAAGGACAAACCCAGTCATAGTCTACCCATTGTATCATATCACCAATATTATGCTGACAGTTATAACCCCAATTCGGAGTTCCAAAAGTTCCGTAATAATAATCAAAGTTATAAAAGCCCATACAAGAAGGTGTTAGTGCATTAGATACATCTGTAATCTCTACATCAAAAGGAATCTTCTGACTATATGAACCTTCGTGTGCAGCATTCCAAGGCAATCCAGAATAAGGACAACCAGGCGGGTCAGCAGAAACAAATTCACTATCCATAGCAAAGCGAAATATACCTTCATTCCAAAAATAATGAAACGGAACTAAGTTACCATTTGAATCTGTAAAACTATATGTCTCTGGATTAATAGGGTCTCCAAGAGAGTTGAATGAATTCTTACATTTAGCAGCTCCTACAAATTCTGCTTTAGCTTCTTGAATTGCTAAAGATGCTGGTAATGCTACAAAGTTACTCCAGTCTGTTGGTATAATTAGTTTCTTAAAATCGATAGTCTCAAAAAAGAGACTTTGTATCTGATACCCTGCTTCTTTAAAATAATGTTCTAACAAGGGCTTAATGAACAATGCTGGGGTTTGGTCTACCAAATGTATTTTCTTTCCACCAAACGGAACATAATCATGACTATAAGCTCCCCAACATATTACAGGTATACAGAAGTTTCCATCATCAGAGTTTGTAGTGGTGTCATTTATATGCTTCCATAAATTGTTATTCCATGTGTACTCAATCATATCATCATAGCTATTAATATCACACATGTATTCTTGATTAAATTTTCTTGCCCAATTATTATTGTCCCCTAAAATCGTTACAGAATACGAATCTATCACATCAGTTGAGATGATTGCCTTAACCTGTAGACTCCCTTGTATAATTATAGAGCCACTTGCCTTAACCCTTACTTTTATATTATTATCAATAAAAGGTATAACATCTTCCAATCCATCAAACCCTACTTGTCTAAGTAATTGGTTATTGTTAGAAGTTGCAGGAATCTTGATGGTCTTTGAATAAGAACCTGTATTACCTGATATATTATTAACATTCTTAATACCAAAATTAATAGATAATGGAAAAGAAGTGCCATCATATAAGTCTAGCGAACCTAGTGACTTGTCATGTTTATACCAAACCTTATATATCTCAATGTCTATATCGTGAAAAGCCATTAGCGTTGTGTTATTACTTGGTTAGACAATTGCAAAGCTAATTTCATTTGCCCTGTTTTCTTACCCTTGTACTTTCTAACTGCTTTCTTACTTGTGCATACTGCTGCTTGTAGCTCTCCGTTATCTGGACTTTCTATCCATATCTTAGGACTTGTATATATTTCTGACAACCAATTAAGAATAATACTTGCTTCGTGTCTACTTGTTACAGTTAAAGTGTCCTGTGCTTTTATATTAACAGAGCCTCTAATCCTAGTCTTTTGTCCAAAAGTATTATTTTGCTGAAAGCCAAGTGATAATTCATCTTCTGACTCATGTCTTCTATATCCTAATCTTCTTTGAAATACCTTTGACTTTATTGTAGTTTCTTCTATCAACTCAGCATCAAAAGTGTAGCCATCAATACCTCCTTTTCTATTCTTCCAATAAACTCTACATCTTTCTTGGGTACAACAGTTTCTTTTTACTTCATAACAATTTGCAGGTGTTACTTGAACTCCAGTATCATTCTCCAGCCAATAACATATCTCAGTTATCAGATGACTACTCTCATAAGCATCCCAAACAGAGCCACCTATAAAGTCTATTATATTCTGAGGACCAACACCAAGAGAATTAACTCCTTTTGGTAAAGGTCCTGATAAGTCTATATCTGCAGAGGTTACACCATTAGCAAGAGTAACATTTCCTATTAATTTAACTCCTGAAGCTAGAACAAACGCATGTATATAATCACTCTCACTCTTACATAGAGTCATTCTTGAGTACCTATCACCATTCGGTCTATTAGAAAGAAACCTTCCTTCCTCCAAACCTGTTAAAGATGTTATTCTACACATATCTATCCAGTTATATTGAGTTTTTCCAAATGTCTGTGAATGAGTAGTTGCTCCATCTATAGCATAAGCCGAATTAGTGTTATACCATTGAGACTGGTTCGTATTATAATACAAATAACCATCTGAATCTGTGAACTCCTCAACACATGTAAGTCTCCACCAAATATAGTTGTCTGGTAAGTATAAAGAACCTCCTTCTTCTAATCCCCTAATATTAGTTTTAACATAGTCTATTAAGATTTGACTAGGGTCTATATAAAATCTCATGTTATTACTCCATGTATAAGGTTGTCTTAACAATCCTGTTATGTTCTGCCAGTTATTAGCAGTAAAGTTATACTTCTGAACCTTATATACTATATTTGTTGCTCCACTAGTGCTTCTAAGCTCCCACAGAAATGGTCTACTTACATCATATAAAACTGATTGTGTTCCTAATTCTTGTATTGCCATATTATAATTTTTTTAACATTAACTCAACTTCTTCACTGAGTTCTTTATTTATTATTGCGTCTATCTTGCTTCTACTATTATTAATTGCCTTATCTCTAAATCCTATTCTACTTTTATCAAACCTACCTCCTCTTGTAGGCATACCTTTCTTCCCATGAGTATAAGCAATAGCATAAGCTATACCTCTTATTACTTTATCACTTCCTGCTACACCTTTTCTACCTAACCATTCTATAAGTGCTGCTATTCTTGGTGGTGCAAATGGAGATTTTATAGCACTTGCTCTTACTCCCTTATCTACAAAAGTCCAATAGTGATTACCCTCAACAGATACACTGTCAGGTGCTTGTGTCTTTACCTTCATACTTTTAATTAATCCACCAGCTCTTGCCTGTCTTCCTTGCCTAATGAGTTCAGTGCCGAAGGCTACTGCAAATGCCTCTCCTATTAATCTAAGTGATTTTCTTTCCATTAGTCTGTTACTTGCCCACTGTTTTCTGCTAAACAGAATGAATATTTATTTAATTCTATCGTTATCACAAGCCCTATTAAGTCATCATTAAACTCTCTTGATACCCTGTCTATAGTCCAACCACCAGTCAGTATATATTTATGTTCGCTATCAATAACTAGAGCTTGAATAGTGGCTTTAAACTTTTCTAACAAACTATCAAAGGTTTTTTCTAAGTCAGTATTACTATCTGTGAATGTAGCAGGTTTAACATCATACATGTGAAATACGAGTGTAAGTGTTTCATCATTAGTATATACATCTGTAAAACGACTAGAAGGTGGTAATAACATCAACAAAGGGTAGTCAGTATTATGAGATGCGTTTATCTCTCCCAAATAACCAAACTTCCATGTATCAAAGTGACCTGTTCTTGCTACTCCTATGTCTATACTTAACTGTTCTATATCTATTATCATTATCCTTTATTTTTTTGTGCCTTTTGGGCTAATTTTTGATATTCTGATTTATATTCACTCTGTGCTGCCTTCCAACTCATATATGTTAATACTTCCCAAACTCCTGCATGTTCTACACTCTCTATTGGACTCCACTTATATGGTTTACTAAACACTCCATCTAATGCTACATCATAAATTGAATTTAACCATCCATACCCGTCTATGATGTGAGCAACTTTTCTTCCGATTCCCGTTCCTTTGCCATATAGGTTAGGATATTTTGCCCGTATGTCCTGTTCCATTTGGACAAAAAAAAAGCGAACTTCATAACGATGTCCATTGTTAGATTTTCAAACAACTCCTCCCTTTCATCTAAATCATAATCTTCTTTCTTTTCCTTATGCCTCTTACACATCACTGCCATCTGCCTAGCTATATAATTAAACTTCCCTGCTACATCCTTATTCAATAGTGCTTCTATCTGTTTAACTTCTGAGTATTCCCCAAATGATACCTTTTCTAGTTTCAGTGTAGGAAAATAGTATGACTCTCCTTCATATACAAATGAAGTTCCCTCATAGTCATCAGTAAACTTTTCCTTATCTAACATATTGTTAAACAATGCCAGAACCTGTTGTGCTTTTACATTATCTATCCTATGTGCTTGATTAGGTTTTATATCTAACAACTCTGCCAATACCTCAACTGCACACTTCTGCTCATTCTCCTGCAACTTAACTATATCTTCTTCTTGTAAGTCATACTTATATAAGACATTCCATATCTTTTTAAAGTCCTTTACCTTTATCTCACTATAAGACTGAGGAATTTTCTTTATCTTACCATCTACTTCTAGTCTAATCATATTTGCAAATTTAATTTAATAATTCGTTTTACTTACGCACTTTTTACTTAACCATAATAGGTAATCTTATTCTGACCTAATTCGTAGTACATACGCATCATCATAGCATCACCATAATCTGGACTTCTACCTAGTAATTGTTTTATCTTGTCCTTTCTTATAACTCCAACTTTTGTTGTATCTACATCTATCTTATCTATTTTCATTATCTCTAATTCTTCCAACAAAGGTTTCTTTACCCTTATATCTTTTATATATATCTGTCCTTTATTGACTGCATCTGCTAATTTGAAATAACATTGGCTTTTAAGGTTAACATAATTCTCTTTCTTTAGTGCCTTACTCCCGTTGTTGAATCCTTTACTTCCTCTTATCATATCAACAACTCCCCCTCCCATACCATCCTCATCAATGATTACATTACTATTCGGTATCTTATACTTTCTTTGAAATTCTTGTATCTTATCTGCTATACTTGTGAGAGTAGACTTACCTATACTCCACACTGTGAGTAGTATCATACCACTCCATACCATTATCACACACTTGTCTTTACCAAATCTTGCTACATCACAAGTGATTATACCATCACCTTGTTGAACATAGTCATTACTAAACATATCTATCAGCTTATCATATTGAAATAACTTATCCTCACTATCTTCATACTCCCAATCTCCTAACAATAACCTTCTACGAGATATAGGGTCTAGTCTTTCTAGTTCTTCTATGTAGTGTTCTGATATGTGAGGGTTGTCTGTTACTAATGATTGAACAAATGCTTTATGCTCCTCAATAGTTCCATCTCTATCTGGGCGATAGTATTCATTATATACCCAATTCTTTACAGGATTACAAGACATTAGAAGCTTAGGTTTTAAATTAAAATCCTTTAACTTGTACCTTATTCTTGACGCTACAATGTTAATTGCCTTACCACGAACTTCTGCTGCCTCATCTATGAATGCTCCTGTTAGTTCAAGTCCTCCTAATCTTTGATACTCTGGGTCTGACGGATTATGCCCTATATCCTTCATTAGAATCTGTGAACCTGTTCTGTGAAAGGTTATAGTGCCTGACGACTGATTAAATCTATATTCCGATAACCCTATACCTTGCTTTTGACATATCTCAAAAAATGTAGGAAGTGTAGTCTCTTTAAGTGATTTCAATACTGCCCTAGACAACATCCATCTACTATTCGGGTACTTATAGCAATTCTTCAATAACCAATAACAACCAAGTGCTGACTTACCACCACCTGCTCCCCCTCCAAACATGATTCTAGTGTGCTTGTTATCCTCAAGCAAGTCTAACGCTTTAGTTTGCTTGGGTGTTAGTATCATAATGCTAAATATAGTACACCAACAATAATTAGAAAGTATATTATTGCACAAACTACTTGTTCTCTATCCCATTCCTCCATTTCTTTTTCTTTTATTAAATTTATCTTTACCTTGAAAGTCATAAGCATAATGACAATCCATACACAATAACTGTATATTGTTTTTATCTAATCTTAGTTCTGGATATGCTCCCTTGCTTTTAATATGTGAGAAGTAATGAACTATCGGCTCACTACCCAAGTGTATTAAACAATTCTCGCATATATGTTCTCTCTCCTCCCATATCTCAAAGAACATTTTCTTTTCACCAGTTGCCTTCCTTTTCTTTGTCATTTCTTATCCAAATAAGGTATGCTATTAACAATAATAGAAAATTAGTTGTCATCTATGGTGTTTTTAATTTCTTCATCAGTATATGTCTTAGTCTCTTGCCATATTATTGGCTTATCTTCCACCCCTGCTAGTTCTTGCCTTTCAACATACCCCCTGTCCTTTGCCTTAGTCTTTAAATAAAATATCAATTCTGATGTTCCACCCTCTCTTATATTCTTAAGCAACATACCCTCACAAAAGTCCTTAACGCTTTCTTCTATATGCTTACATGCTATATCAAACTCCTCATCATTCTTTCTCCAGTCATAATAGCATTGTCTTGATATATCTATCGTTTTACATGCACTTGATATGTTTGTGAATGTCCTTTCATAGCTTTCAAGGAACTGTTCTTTTTTCTTATCTCTTGTTTCTTTTTTCATATTCTTTTTTATAGTGTCAAGTTTGTCAATCTCTTAACTAGTACATAATTGTCTTTGGTCTATACATTTTCGTATCTATATCATAACCTAATCCATTATCTATTTCTACAAACTTACTTAACGGATATTTCTTTTTAATATGTTCTGCAGTCATCATTGTATCTTTCTTTCTATCTCTACATTGATAACCTCCTTCATTTGAATATACTTCTACATTTATTCCTGCTAGTCCATAAGTCTTTGTATAGTGTCCTTTATCCCATATATCTAAGTGTTGTAAAGTATCAGAATGTGATAACCATTCTTGTTCCATGTGAAACGCTTTAGTTCTTACGAGATAACATCCCCATCCGTTTTGGTTTTTAGCACAGAACTTTAGCTTCTTGTTCTTAACAAAATAGAATGAACGAGAGGACATAAACCTTATTAAGTCTAATTCAGGTTCTTCTTCAAATCCTGACAGTATATCTTTGCATATATTTTCAAAGACCTCTACCTTATACTTTGTCTTTACCCTTACATCTACAAAGGCATTAACATCATCATCAAGTTGCCATATCACATCATAATCCATTGACTTAGCGTATTTATGAATTTGTATTGCTCCATAAGCATAACCTTGGTCATCTTTGTCTAATATCAACAAGTGTCCTAATGGAATAGTTTGCGAATAGTAAATTTTTTCTTGTGGCTCACAAAAGACAACCCAATCAAAGTGTGCAGGTAGATTGCATTCAGACAACCATTTTACAGTCTTTTGCTTGTATGGTCTGCCCTTTGACATTATTGCAATTAAACATTTCATACCTTTTCAAAAAATGCACAATAACAACCATCAGAGTTGTAAATTGTTTCTTCATTAACATATTCTACAAACCGATAACCATACTTCCAAAATTTATCATTCCACTCTGATTCTGTTTTACAATTAACATGACTTGGGTCTTTCCTGCTAACTTCAAGGTGAAAATCATTTTCTCCTTCTAACTTTACAGGTAGTCTTACCAATATGAAATCAGTATTTAGTTTTTTCAATACACCCTCCACTTCATTATCAAACATGTGTTCAAACACATCAAGAACAATAGTCAAATAGTATTGCTTCATATCTAAAATACCCTTATCATTTGAAACAAACAAATCTTTTTCAGTTGCTTTTTCTAAAGCGTATTCTGATATATCATAACCAAAGACGCTAACTTCCTGATTCTTAAGTGATTGCATTAGCATACCTGTTGCACAACCATAATCTAAAATATAATCAAAAGGTTTTATATCAAACAAGTTTACGATATCACCAGCAGTTCTATCATACTTTTCTTGCCTTTTCTCATAATCAATATAGTTTATAGTTTCATAATACTCTTTCGTAAAATGAGTCTCAAGTTCTTCTTGTGTTTCAATATACCTTGACATGTTAAAATGGAAATACGATACTTCTTTCTCCTCTATGAACCTTCTTCTTGTTGTTAGTTGGTTTCTTAATCACAACTCTTTCTCCAAACTCCCTCCTTAACCTTAAAGTGTTTTTCTCCATCATGTCAATCGTTCTTATATCATTAACTCCTCCATCTGCAAGAAAGTTGTCTTTAGTGTGGAATGTAAAACGCATATCTATCATAGCATATCTATTCTTATAATAATTCATAAGTGAGATATAATAATCTTCTGCTTCTCCATAATCTTCTGCATATACCAAGTTATGCCCTTTTAGAAAGCCAATGTGACTGTTATTCAAGTAGCCCGTATGTCTTATAACCTTGTGACTATTAAATTCGTTAGGGTTTCTTATTGACTGATACCCCCAACAATATGCACCTATTTCTTTTGTTATGTAAGCATGTTCTCTAATCATTTCTTCTATAACTACTGGGTCAAATATCTTTGCTTCCTCCCCCTTCTCAACATAAGTTCGCATAACTGCCGACACATCATCATCTACCATAAAGATATTATCATAATTATCTAACATCCATTGTCTAGTCTTTGCTATGTTGTTTACATGAGCAGGAGTCCCTACAACTTCAACATCATTATGTTTTTTGTATTCCTCAACTTCTTCCTCTCTAACAACTAGCGTTAAGTTTGGTAGCCATTTAGTTGTTAAAACTTCTTTGGCTCTAAGCCTACTAGGGCATAAAATTTTAATGTCCATCTTCCCAAATCTTTTGAAATTGTTTAACATTTAATACCCTACTTTCTCCTATACGAGTATTCTTGTAGTCTTTTGCTTGAGTTATCTTTAATACATTCTTTAACCAGTTAAAATCTAACTCGTTGTCAGCAAATATAATAACACTATCATAAGACTCACTGAACTTTGGTACGATAGGCATTTCACAGTTCTCATCAGTGATTGAGTAGAACTCCTCCTCAAATTCATCCATCACCACTCCCATTTCTTGTTCATTGAAACCTACATCATACAACATATCTGTATCAAAGTAGTTTGCTAACTTATCATAATCAAAGTCTCCATGATTTCTATTCAATCTTAAATTCAATTCCTTTTCTTGCTCCTCATTCAAGTCTAACTCTACACAAGGTACTTTCTTATATCCTAAATCTCTTGCTATTCTAAATCTTTGGTGTCCTCCAATGATAATTCCCTTTCTATCTTTATTCTTATTGATTAATATAGGGTCTACAAGTCCGAATGACTTAACGCTTTTACGAAGTTGCTCGTAATCTTTTTTCTTTAATGTTCTTGGATTGTATTCTGATTCGTTGAGGTCAACTATACTCTTTTCTACAATCTTGATGGTGTTTTTGGTTTCTTTCATGGCATTTAATTGATTATATCGCAAATATACAATTTATTTTCACTTATCAAAATGAAAAGGGGAAAGTTTATGACACCTCTCCCCTTCTCTCCAAAAAAACCTAAAATGCGTTTCAGCAAATCAGACTTCAAATCTACAACTTTAATTGCACTCCATCAAATCTTTTTGAATAAAAATTTACTCCCCTTTCTAAAATCTTTGCAGCATCCCAAACAGGAATACCTCTCATATATAATTTCAATAACCATTCATCATATACTTTATCATCTGATACTACTCCCCACCATTTATCACTCCACAGAGGACAGTGTTCGTCCATAACCCAGTCAGCATAATCAATAAAGTGGTTTACTTTACCAAGCTTACCTTTTGATTTATAAGCTACTCTACACATTTTCTTTTACTTTATACATTTTCTGTGTATATGCTCCAACCAATATTCCATAACAATGGCTTGTCGGATGTAATACAATATAATTATCAATCATTTTTTTACAATTAATAAGTTGCTCATAGGTTTTACAACTTTCTATTGTTAGCATTGTTTTTACGAATGCTTCCTTTTCAGGCGATGTGTTTTCTAGTTCTTCCATGTCTTTTTTTTATAGATGATTTAATACTCCTCTCTCCTCTGCAGTTTCGTTTACTGCTTGTATAGTTCTGAACTGCTTTCTTGCTTTTTTGATTTCAGTAAGACTTTCTTTCATTTTATGCCATTGTTGTTTTTCCAACTCAGCCCTTGTTAATCCATTTTCTTGTTTCTTTAAGTAATCACTTAGTCCAAAGTTGAACCTGTGAACTGCAAACCCAAACCTTGCTCCTCTTGATTGTATCATTTTATCCTTTCCTGAAAATTTCTTTATCCTTCTATTTATATATGCAATTATTTCCTCGTGTTGTAAAGGTAGCCCTTCATGTATTACTTCTGAAAGCGACACCTTGTTTTGCAGGATTAATCTTGGATTGTTTTCAATGAAGTTTACGATACTCATACAAATTTGAATCCAACGAAATGTCTTCTCTCTATTTATAGTTCCTGAGTGTAATCTGAACTCTATTGTTTCTGTTCCTTTAGGGACTAATGAGTTGCATCTTATAAGGTTTAACCATTTATATCTAGTAGAAGGATATCTCCCTAAATCTCTTTTCTTATTAACTCCTCTATCCATTTTGTTGGCATCAAACACATATCTTGCAATCCTATCAACCCCATTCTTAAAATTGGTTGACTTGTAGACATTTGATATTTTAGGGCAATAATTGTTGTGTTGTCTTGATGGTGGTTGCATGTTAAACAAGTGGTCTTGTAATTGATATGCTAACCGAATTGCCAGTGCTGAAAATTTACGATTGAAATGTGCTCCTCCAATGTGAACATGAAGTCCACACTTGTGGTCTACTTTATGGTTATACATGTTAAGTTGCTCAATTATAAAACCGAGTTTTTCAAATCCTTCATCTCCTTTTAAAACACCAGTTACATATTCACCACCCCTTACTGAGCCATCCCTTACACACTTGATGTCCAGTAAACTTCTTAAGTGAGGTGGAATTTTACCACACTTGGTTTCAAACTCAACTCCGAATGTGTATTCCATACCTTCTGTCATTTTATAGGTATTTCTTTTCCCTGTTGTCCCTTGAAATGCTTTGTACGATTTTTCATTGTAACGATTAGGGAATGAAACCCATTCACTATGTTTACATTGACAAGCATTCTGGCGAATATCAAGTACATCTCCACAATCAGAACAAGCAGATATTCCAAAAGGTATAAGTCGTTCACTTAATTTTTTGATTCTCCTTTTAATTTTGTTCTCATGCCTCCATTGTCCTAGATAGTTGTAATAACTTCCTTTTGATTTTAATATGTAATCAACTTGTTCTCCATTGATACTAAAATCAACTGCTCTTAAATTATCATCACGAGTTCCTTCTTGATGAAATACATACTCAAAAACAGGTTTGTTATATCTGATTGCAATTAGCGTTTTATACCAATCAGATTTTTTTGCTTTTCGGTAATTTTCGTTTGAAACCTCCTCATGTCTGTATTCCTCCATCTGTCTGATGTTGGATGCAGTTAAAGTAAGGTCAAACATGAAATCTTTTTTTGTCATTTTAGGTTTTTTTGGTTAATCTACTACTAACTTACATAGTGTTTTTTAATTGACAATAAGTTTTTTACGATAAATAACTTTCGGATAAGTCCTTCAAATATTGTTCAACTTCTATCATTTGATTTTTAGTTTCGTAATCAAACATTATACCATATTCCTTATTGACTTTTTCCAATTTTGAAAGGTTATCTTCCAACTCCTCGTAATGAGGGTCGTCTACCGTTGAAACATTGAAACCTGCGTTGTAAGTATCAATTTCATCTCCCCAACCATATAAATCGTCATTTGTGTCTGCAGATTGCGTTGTAAGTGATAGTTGATGTCCCTTGCTGACCTTAGTGGCTTTAGATTTCTTGTTTTTCTTCTTATTTCGTTTACCAATTTGGTCTTGCCAGTAATACCCTCCATAATTTGCGTATGTCATAGGTTTGATTGCTTGAGGCACAGGTTTCTGAATAATATCAATTTTATCAATTACTTGTCCGTTTTCCCAAACATATACCCTGTCCTCCTTAAGTTGAAAAATGTTTTTTAATCCTGCGTATTCAAGTGGCTCTTTTAGTGAGGAGAAGTAAGCGTTGTCTTCATTATCCTTACCAACATATAGTGGATTGTTATGTCTATATGTATACAACTTTCCATCTCCCATAGTAAACAATGTAGCCAATGCTCCTGAAAATTGTCCAAGACATTTAACATCTTGCGTTTTATTCAGAAGTTTGAAAATCATTTGACTATCAACTATTGTTTCTTTTAAGTTGTGCTTCTTACCTACTTCTTTGTAGTTTCTTAATACTCCGTTGTGAGCACCAACTACATTTCCATATTGGAAGGGGTGTTGATTCGGTAAATTCGTTTTACCATGAGTTGATTTTCTAGTATGTCCGATTACAAAACTGCTTTCTAAGTTTTGCATCTTATCATATAGTCCTGCTGAAGTTCCTAGGCATTTAGTAAAATTCTTGCCATCATAAAAACCTGTTGAGTCACCTCCTCGTTTATCATTCGTAGCCATCAACAAAGTGAAGGTAGTCTTGTTGATTTGCTTTTTATTGCTTTGGGCAATGAATCCAGTTAGTCCACACATAATTTAGTTTTTTTGGTTAATACTAGTGTTCTTTACAATATACTTATTTTAATTTTAATCTCACTTGATTTCATGTGATATTCGTCATTCCAAATATCCCAATAGTTTCCAGTGTCCCATTCATCATCTTCAATCCCAATGTCATAAGTTCCAGCATGGTCTCCATATTCATCAATTCCATTGTATCTGTACTTGTCTCTCGTTATTAAAAATTCATCAATGTCTATTTCGGCTATTATTGATATTGGGTCTCCTGCCAAAATGTAGTCATGGTATTCAACAACTCCCTTTTCTTCCTCGTAAGGAAAGTCAGTTATTCCTTTTGAGTTCATTGCTTCTTTAACCCATCTGATAACTCGGTTATCGTTTTCCATTTCTTTCATCATTTCCTGAAGTAGATGTTTCTCATCATCTTTTGCTTTTTGGAGTATCATCTCCAATTCTTCCTGTAACCAGTGTGCAGGGAAAGTAAATTTAGACTTCCAATCTTCCATCTCCTTTCTACTATTAAAGGTTTTAAGTGGATTGCTATAATCAGCATGATGTAAAAGTGCCTTCCCTCCTGATTGTTCATTATGGAAAAATACATTAAAACTGATTTCATAAGTATCAGTTAATCTGTTTTCGTTCAACTCTCTTGGAGCATGTTGAGTTTCGGTAATTCTGTAAGTTAATTTTTTCATCTTTTTAAGTTTTTTTGGTTTTACAGGACTAACATACAGGGGTTTTTTTTAATAACAATGGAATTTTCAAGAAAAATAAAAAAAAGTTTTATATACTAGATTAAGCATATAAGCCGTTTTAAGCGTATTACTTCTTTTGTAGTATATTAGTATTAAAAAGAAAAGATATTCGTTTTCTTAGAGTAAGACTGCTAATGATAGCTAAAAACTCCATCAGTCATGTAATCGTCAATCAGTGCAACAGTTTCGTCTAATCCTGTGCATACTTTTGCAAAATATCGTCTTTCATTCAGTTTACTTATCCATTCTTTTTGGTGCTGAGAGGCATAGTTTCCTTTAACCTTTAGTTCTATTGCTAATCCGTAATAACCATGTCTTGCTTCATAAATAAACAAGTCAGGGAAACCTTTGACATATCCTGTTGCTTTCATTTTCTTTGCTTGAGTCATTGAAGTTCTTACCCCACCTGCACTACCACAATACAACAAATTTTTATATTTCCAACGAATATAATTAACTACTGATTTTTGAAGTTCGTATTCAGGTTGCTTCATATTCTTATAGTCCCATTTTCATAATACTGGTCTGTTATGTAATTTCGGTAGTCTCCTTCAGTACACCTTTTCATGCTTGAATCAATAACAGGAAATATATACATCCATGCACTATACTTAAATCTATTTACACTGACATCTACAAACTCTCTTTTGTACCAATTCGGATGTCCTTCTAGCATATCAAGTCTATTAAGAGTATTCTCATCTACCTCCCATAACTCTCCCTGTATTCTGTAGCCCATTTCATAATTATTACATTCAACAACAAAAGGTATCACTGAGCAGTATAATAAAAAGTCATCAATAGTATATCCTCTACCCACCAACCTACTATGACACAACAAACCATTGTTGCTATAATTACTCATCAGAGTTCCGTAAACAAAAACATGGTGCTTTTTACTCACTAGCTTCTATTTTTTCTATTAACTGCTGGGGAGTATAGATAGGCAAATCATCATTATAATTCTTATATATCATTGTAAAGTTATTGTCATCTATGTCCCAAGTCCATAAAACATTAAGTCTCAAATCTACTTGCTTTCTTAAAATTCTTTTAATGTTGGTGTATTTCTGTTTCTTCTTTTCCATAATTGTCAAACATACAAAAAAATAATAACTATCTTTTTAAGAATTTACTAAATGGTAAACTTTCTGAAGTGCGAGTGCCTTCAACCTTAGTTTGTGAATGCTCTGACTCTCTATTACTAATAATCATTTCGCATCTTGCTTTTTCATATTGAGAAACCCAATCAAGAACCATACCCCCATCTATTCTATCATACACCTTACCATACTTTCCAAGTTTAGCGTACTTAAACAAGATGCCAATATCTAGCAAGTTAAGATGCCTATACTCCTCCATTATCATATAAGCAATATCGTATAACTGATATTCGTCTAACTTTGACTTAACATTATAGAAGTTTTGAAATTCTAACATAATCAAAACAATTTCGTCAGCAACATTTTCTGGATTACCATTAACTTGCAGTTTTAACAATGACGGAGGAAGCGTTTCCATTTTTACCAAATCATTCATGCTTGTCTTTCTAACAGATAAATAGAATTCTTTATTGTTCTCGCTGACGCACCCTATCTCGTATTTTTTGTTCCAAGTCGCTAGTTCGTTTTTTCCCATTTCTTAATTGATTTAATATATTCATCAAATTACTATCAATTTGATTTAACTTTATTTGCTTTTGATGAAATTCATCAAGCCTGTCCCAATTTCTTAAAATATACTCCCATGCTAATTTTGCTTCCTTTTCATGTCTAACTTGTGTTTTAAGATACTTAATTATAGACTTCATTGCCTTTCCTTGTAGCCCATCCATTTTACAACCACAACCTATTCTGTTATGACAAAATTCATCATACAATTTTATGCACTCTGCATAAATACTGTTATCTGTATTATTATCTATATTATTATGCTTCTGGTTTTCTGATATAGTTGGTTCTTCTTTTTCAACACCCAACCTTTCATTTTCCACAAGGAACTTTAAGTTAGATTTCAATTTTCTAAACCTTCCCATTTTACCATCTTCATAAATAAAACCGAGTTTTTTCAATTTGCTTATAGAGGTTGAAACTGTTGTTTTATTAACTCCTAAGAAAACACCAAGATATTCATTTGATGCAAAACAACCATTATCTCCATCAAGACTATCAACCTCAACAACAAGTATCTTTTCTGTCCAAGTTAGTCTGTCATCTAAATATACAACCCGAGGAATCCACACTCCTTTGAAATTTCTTTTTACGGGTTTTAATTTACTCACTTCAGTTTCTTGTTTTTAATGTCTTTGTTATTTACATATTCTGCTAACCAAAATGTTACATAGATTCCGATTAAGATACCTAAAACTAACATAAATATATTTAATATCATCTGTATAATTTTTTATTATTAATTACTATTGCTTTGCCGTAAATATGAACTCCTCTTGTTTTGTTAGAGGCAGGATTGTTATACTCTAACCCTATATGGTCTCCATCCATATTATAAAGGATTAACTCTCCGTATATACCCTTGCAGGTTATTATATACCCTCCAAGTATCTTTTGGAGTTCCTCTCTTTCAAAAAACTTACGATTCTTTGGGTTTATGCTCTCCTCACTACAACTAGGGTAAAGAATATAACTATTATGTTTGAAATCACTTACCTCTGTTATTTCGTTCATGTCAAACTTCAAATTATAATACTCCTTACCCTTTGAGCCACAATCATCACAATCATACTTAAACCAAATATAGTCGCCTTCATAAATTGATGCTCCATATTCAATGTTCTCTGAATTGCAGTTTCCACACCTTCCTTGTTTATTTGCTCCCATCATCAAATAGTTTTGGTTGCTTTCTAGTGCCGTTTTTAAAGTTGAATTGCTTTGCCCTTTGTTCTTCACACCATTGTTTGCTTGACCAGTGGTCAACACACCATTTACGATATTCCATTTCATTCTCCTGAATAGAGTGGTTTTCAAGATGTGCTCCAATATCAAAGAAGTGTTGAATAGTTCTTCCCATTTCTTTTCCTTTTCTAGTGTGCTTATCAAAAGCATAATCAGGAATTTGCTGAAGTGGTAAATCATAAAAGTCACCATCAACCTTTCCGTTTGCCCAATCAACAACTCTTGATTTTTCTGACCTAACCATTAACATTATAGCGTGTAATATTGGTAGGTTAGTTTCCCTCGCTTTTGATTTGACTAAGAAGTCATAATTTTGTTTCAATGCTTGAACTTGCATTGGTAAGAGAGGATTGGCTAAACCAATGTCCTCTGATACCATTACAATCATTCGCTTCCATAAATAATTAGAATAATTGGACATCATTAATTCCTTTGCCCAATATAATGCCGACTTTTCATCACATCTACGAATTGATTTTTGAAATGCCGAACTGACCTCAAAGAAATCTTGTCCCTTTTTAGTCCTCATGTGAAAATCTTTTTCTGTCATTTTAGATAATTTTTGGTTAATACTTTACAACTTACATAATTTTTTAGAAAGGACAATCTTCGTCTGACGAATGTCCATCAACCTTCTCTACTATTTTAGTTTCGTTTATTGAAACTAAATTGAGATTGCTAAACCAACTTCCTTTCTTTGACTTTATTGACTTTGGTCTGAATGAAACGGTTACACTCATTCCAGTTTCAAACTCATCCAACCCATCAGCTTTATCGTTCCACGCTACCAAACATACATTCGTGTTAAAGTCCGCTTTTGAATTTACTTCAATAACTACTTCTCTTTTTTTGTACTCTCCAATCATCTGCTCGTCAGAGATTTCCAGTACCTTACCATACACTTCAAAACTTTTCATAATTTAAATTTTTGTTTTTGTTAAATAATTCGTCACATATTTTATCTATCGTGGAGCATGACACCTCCATTTTTTTTGCAGTTAAATCTTTTCTAAGATTCTGCATACATTTAACAACATCCCATTTTTGTTCTTGAGTAAGTTCCTCATAGGGAGTAGTCTTTGTTCTTTTCTTTCTAGGCATAATTCATTTTTGTTTTATAATCAACCATTGACCTTAATTCGTCCAAACAATATTCTCGGCTTGGATTAATTATACATTTAAACAACTTTATAGTTGGGTAATTAAGAGCATCTGCCATTACAACTATTTGATTTACACTAAACATAGTAGGGTCTTTTAAATACCTTTTCAAGGTTGGCTGACTTATGTTTAAGCGTTCAGACAGTTCATACCTTCTTAACTTGTTCATTTTCATTAATTCTAATATCACTTCCATTTTATTTGCTTTTAGGTTGAGATACTAAAACATAAGTCGCATAGTTAGTTGGAGTTTTATATCTATCTATTCCTTCAGTAGGCATAGTTTCAATAATCCACCCTTGTCGTCTTAATCTTAATATCATACTTGACAATCTAGTGCATCCATATTTTTCAAATGCTTGTTTGCTAGTTATCGTTTTGTAATTTTTCAGATGTCTTTTTACTTCTGATGTCTGACTTATCTTTCTAGGTTTTAACAAACTCTCCTCGGCTTTTTTGTTTACTTCAATAGCCATTTTTTGAGATTCGTGAAAGCCCTCAAAGATGTTTTTGAATAAATCGTTCATAGTTTTTAATTTTAATTTTGCCTCTATTAAAGGAGTTCGGCTTATTCCTGTTCTCTAATGTATTTACACATCCAAAGAACTATTCCTAATATGATTGCCCACCCTAACAATGTTCTTTGCATTTTGGACACATCTTAATATCGTAGTCCGTTATATCAATATTACAACAACTTATTTGTCTTTCTTCTTCATCTTCTTTATGGAAATCAAATACTCCTGCTCTAATCATTTGTTTATATTGTTCCCTAACATCATTCTGAACCAGTGTAGGAATCAAGTGTTCTACTGTTTCTTCTGCTTTAACTTGTGTCATGGTTGCGAGGTCTGAGTAAATTCTATCTTTTTCAGAATCGGGCAAGGCACTAATCCTTAACATAGATTCTATTCTTCCTATTATCCAACAATCTGCAATAGGGTCTTCAAACATACTATCAAATTTATCCTCGCTAAATGCCATCACTTACAAATTTTATTTACAAATTCTTCAGGATTAAAGTCATCCTTTTTAATAGACGATATAAACTCGCTAGGCATTTCGGTTTCAAGTTCATCAATCTTATCAGCAAAATGATTAATTGGCTCTCCACTTTTTATGCAACTTCTTACATCTGTTAATAATTTCCACATATATTCTGCATTCAAAGTTAAGTGAGGAATCTCCCACGCTACCTTGACTGCTTCAAGTTCAGTTTGAAATCCGTCCAACATATCTACTTCAGGGTGTTTAGATTTCTTTGTCTTTATTTTTTTCATGTTCTTTATTAATTTGTCATTTTGCTTTCCCATTATATGTCGCTTTGTGGTGCTCCGACTTCTGACTCAACTTCGTCAACTCCCATAACACCTAGTTCATAAAATCCTGCCAAATGTAATACTGCCCTACTACATGCTCTTTTTTGAGCCATAGCAACTTTCCATTTCCAATTCATTGGTTTTGTGTTGTCTTCTGACGCTTCTCCATAAGATTCAGACCTTAATCCATCAGGTGTTTTAACATAACATTTAATTACCACCCATTCTTTATCCATTACAACTTCCTCATAGGCAACATCCATTTTTGAGCCATTTACTATTCTATCAATTCCACTTCTTGTGATAGTTATAAATCCTCTCGGGTCTCTAAAGAAATCCTCATCACACATATTAAACTCTTGAAATAATCTTCTCAAAGATTCTTTTCTAGTTTCGTCTTTTATCATTGCTCTCTCCATTATTCCTTGTTGTTTAATTGGTCAATAGCCATTCCTACTTGAGCATTAAGTTCAGTCATCATTTCTATTGCTCCTTGATAATAAGTTGATTTTCTTGACTCAGGTTGTAGCGTAACTTGTTTTTGTTCGCACTCTTGAATCTTGTCAGTAAGAATCATATTAATGAGTTCTCTGACTTTGTCTGGATTTACTACTTTTTTCATAATTTTGATACCCATATTAGTCGGCAGGGAATTTTCGCCTAGTTATTCGTTTTAAGCCTTAATCCAACAAGACCATATATGCTTTGGAGTTATATGTTCTAAACCATTCGCAACCTCGTTGAACATCTTTATATAAGCCCAACATTTCTGCTCCCATTATCAAGTCATACATTGACAACTCCATTGCATTTAATTCTATTTCTCCAAATCCAAATCTGTTTTTAACGACTGCTCCTTCAGAGTATAGTTCGCCATCAAACCATTTAGGTAATTTTTGTTCTTTTTTCATAATCTTTTTTTTTAGAAAATAAGAGAAATTCTTTTATTTGAATTACCATACTTCATCATTCTACAATCATCAAGTTTTTCTCCGATTGCAACCCCACTATGATAATCAGCAAGATTTTTGAAATCAAAAATTACGATGTTTTCTCCCATACGAGATAATTTTTTAGGAGCAGGAAATTTAGAAATTGTGTTATCAATTATTTTTTGGTGTTTTTCCTGCATTTGTTGAAATTCTTTGTTCATTTTAGGTTTTTTTTTGGTTTTTAATGGTGTAAAGATAAGCATTCCTACCTAAATAAAAAAATTATTTTCAGAAAATATTAAAAAAAGTTTCATTCTAAGGGAGCTAATACCCTTAAAATTTTTATAGATTGAACGAATATTCTGCTACTAATCCATTCTTTTTACTCCATACAAATGCCTCAGATGAGTGCTGAGTTCCTACATATCCTTTCAAATTATGCCACAAATCATCACCTGATAAACTTCTCATATATCGTATAACTATACCTTTATACTCCTGAGTAGACTTATACTTTATCTCTCTTTTATGATGTAAGTGCCCTAAATGAAATTCCCTGTACTTTGTATTTGACCAATCTTTTGAATTTTCTTGAGCCATAATTAAAGGGAGGTCTGCAACCTTTTCATTATTACCATGCGTATAACCAATTAAACAATTACCATATTTATAGTATTTTCTGGGAGTCCAATCATTATTGATACTTACATTTTCGTTCTTATTATAATATGCTTCTAGCATTTCTCCTAAATAAAAACTTCTTTCCCAATCATGATTACCTTGTACTACTATAACATCAACAGGAGCAAATTGATTTAGATATTCTATTCCTTCAACTATAAGTTGTCTTCCTAACTTAACAGTTTGATGCCATAATAAATGCTCATCTTGTGCAGTTCCTTTTGTTGTTTCGTTTCTTAATGAATCTGAATTAAAAAAATCATTACCAACAGGAAAAACAATTCTTTCTATATGAAAATTTGAAGCCCTATTTACTAATACTTCTAATGCTTTTATAAACCTTTTTTTAGCTACATTTGTATCATAATCATAAGCAAGTTTACCAAAGTGCAAATCAAAAATATTAATTTCTAAAATATGTGGCGATTCATTCTTAACAATTTGAAGGTCGGTATCTCCTTTACTCCCGAGCAGGGTGTTAAATTCTTTAAGCGATACTACAGGCGAATAAGAAAATATTTCCTCTAAAATATCTTCCTTAATTTGAACCATATCAAGATAATCAGTGTTCTTTTTCAACCAACACTTAACTTGAAATAGTTCTTCTACTACTATTCTGTCATCAATTTTAGTTCCTACCTCCCACTTATTAATAATATGTCTTTCTACCTCCCAAACATTTTGGTCAACATTTGACTTTTCTAACAAGTCTTCTAATGTTTTGATTCTTGTGGAAAGTTTTGATTCTAGTGAAGCAGTATCATCTTTCTCATAGAAATTTACGGCATTTCCTCTCTTGAAACTATCAAGTGCTGTTTTTAATACAACCGTCTGTTCTTCTAGTGAAAGTGATTTTATTGCTTCAACCAAAGGCTGAATTGACTTGTGCCATCTTGGTCTAAAGTCATTCACCACTTAGTATTACTTCTTTTTTGCTACATCAGCAATTCCTTGTCCTAATATAAGAACTAAAATAGCGTGGTATAATTCTTGAGCAGTATCTGCTCCAACTCCTAAGTATTGAACTATTGCAGGTACTACAATAGAACTAATTGCATACCAAAACTTTTTACTTTTAAACATTGCTGAGATTAACCAATTTTTCATTTTTTTGATTTTTTATTAATAATAGTGCCAAACTATTTCTTGGCTTTTACTTTCATCTGTGTCCAAATGTATGAAATTTTTACCAATTCCAATACGATTAAAGCCAACAATTATTGCTGCCTCTAGTATCTTGTACCTTTCTACACTACCTTTTACATGGATATCTACTGCATTACAAGGTATATTCATGTGTGAACTTGACTTAACTCCCCCTACTTTAGTATTATGTGCTGGTGTTCTGTAACCTGAATTTACTTTAAAGGGTATTCCAGCCACTTCTCTTGCTTGGTCTAGTTTACTTAAAAATGAAAGACACATATTGTCTCCAGAACCGATTTCATCTGGACTATCAAACTCTGATAATGTAAAGTGTTTTATAGTCATGTTTCTTAATCTATTATAATAGTATTTACTTTTACCTTCCTTGACCTCTGTATTTTTTTTTATACCCATTTTGATTTTTTGAAGAATTTTTACTATGCACACCTTTTCTTTTCTTTCTCCCGTTCTTTCTAAATGTAAAACCTTTTATTGCCATGTCTTAAAATATGCTTTCAAGAATTGAAAGTATTATATATACTATCTATATTAATAACTATATTATTATGCTTTTGATTTTTCAGAACCTTAACTATTTAAAATTACAAACCAAAGGTACTAAAAATACCTACTTATTGTTCTTTTTATATAAATTAATCTCGCTTCTTATTTTTAGTATAGTCCAAATGATAGCAACAGTATAAGATATTATTTTTAACCCTTGCTCAACTTCACTAAATCCAATTCCTATTGCTCCTACATTTAACATTACTGTTAAAGGGCATATTCTTTCTGCTATTTCTATCATTCTATTAGGCATTATATTAAATTAATAAACTTCAAATTTTAAAGTAATTATTCCTCTTACATCCATATCAGTATTCTCAGGACTTACATTTTTAAGGGCTACCATCATTGTATGTCCGTTATCAAAAGTTGGCGACACTGTTGGTACTAAAGAAGTATGTCCCATAATATGATTTGCAGTTCCACTTATATTAAAGCTTCCCATCATAACCAAAGGTACTTCACTAGCTCCTGAGTCCATCTCTGCATTGTAAAAAGCAATATCATATTCGGTAGTGTTTTCTCCACTTGAAACACACTGCCCTCCAACCAATTTCCAAGTTTCTCCTGACAAAGGACATATAAAACTAGACCTTAGTGCTTTTTCAAATGAACAATCATCAGCATCAACTGCAACATTAAATAGTAAAGGTTTATTGTTATTCGTCTCAGGAAACAACCAAAGGTTATCACCAGTACCGTCTACCCCTGTTGCATCTATATCTAAATTATTTACAGAGAACCTAGTTTCCCAATAGTGAACTCTTTTATTCAGAGTTACTTCTCCAGAGGAAACTGTAAAATCATCACTGTCAAACTGTGCAACCCCCTTTACAGAATCAGAGGCATCTGTCTCTAACGCAGTTTCTAAATCTTGTAATGCTCCTTTAATATCAGTCTCATCTGCAATAGTATCACCTGTAAAAGTACCTAAATCGTTTGTAGAAACTCCTGTTAAATTATCAATATCTGCTTTACTTTTCTTTTCAGTTGTTTCTTCTATTGTTAAAGTAGAACCTGTAGCTGAAGTAGATATTCCTGTTCCTCCCTCAATAGTAAAAGTTGCATTTCCTGTTAGTTGATTTATAGTCCCTGAATCTGAAACTAAAGACACACCTGTTATATCACCATCTGCTCCAGCAATAGTTTGCCAACTACATGATCCATCACCATCTTCTCTTAAGTATTTTGTTCCTCCTGTTTCTCCTGTTGATTTTATAGTGTTTCCTTCTATTGACTTGAATGTTAGTTTTCCAGTTGTTGAATTTGCAGTCAAAACTTCGTCACTTAAAATTTCTGTACGAGTATTAGTAAAAGAATGTCCACTATCAACATCTGATATAGGTATATTACCAGTGTTTACTAATTCCAAATTACCTGCACCATCTAAGGTTGTTTCTGTATAAGCT